GCTTGTTACGTTTGCAAGCATTGTGGAACTCTTATCGAAGAGAAGCACAAATTAAAAATGGTCAGAGACGGTAAATGGATTGCTGAAAGAGAAACTCAAAAGACAGCCGGCTTCCATATCAACGAATTGTATTCGTCCTGGTCAACGTGGGAAGGCATGGTCACTTCTTTTTTAGAAAGTAAATCACACCCGGAGATCCTAAAGACATGGGTTAACACAAGTCTAGGTGAAGTCTTTACCGATGGAGGAGAAGAGATTGCCTCCGATAGTTTATTAACACACCGGGAAGCCTACGATGAATCCGCTATACCGGATGGGGTATTGGTTATTACAGGTGGGATAGACGTGCAGCAAGACCGTCTTGAATTACAAGTGGTCGGGTGGGGTCTTGAATCTAACAGTTATATTTTAGATTATCAGATATTTTATGGAGAGACAGCCAATCCTAACGTCTGGAAAGAACTGGATGAGTACACAAAAAGACGCTATTCAAGATCTAATCTCCCTTCCTTACCGATAGCTTGTGTGGTTGTAGACTCCGGTTATCAAACTAACACCGTTTATAATTTTGTTAAATCAAGATCGGGTCGAAGAATCTTTGCTTGTAAGGGCCAGAGTCAAGCCGGTAAACCTATCTGCGGTAGACCTACAGTAGCCGGGAGACAAAGGATTCAACTCTTCCCTGCCGGAGTTGATACTGCAAAAGAAAATATCTTTCAATGGTTACAAGTACAACAAGAAGGGCCGGGTTATGTTCACTTTCCTAGTTCAGTAGATGAGGAATATTTCCTACAGTTAACAGCAGAGAAGAGAGCCGTTAAATTTGTTAAAGGAAAGAAGACTATCGTATGGGTATCACAAAGACAAAGAAATGAAGCTCTCGATACTTTTGTTTATGCGTTAGTGGCCCTCAATATATTACAACCCAATTTAGAAGTGATAGATGCTTCATTGAATAAACCAAACCCGGAAGAAGCTATGCCTTTACAGGGACAAACAGTTACACCAAGCAGACCATTAATTAGACCTAAAAAATCGTTTGTGAATAGTTGGAAGTAGTATTGACAGATTTAAAAACGCTACATAGTGTTTTAAAGACAATAGCAAGAGGAAAATATTGTCCAATAGATTTGATTCAACAAATTATCCATCCAATGTACCCGATGAGGTTTATGTGGGTGACAACTGGCTATGGAAGAGAGACTTAACAGATTACCCTGTAGCGGATTACACACTTACCTACTCTTTTAGATTGTTGAGTTCTGTAGCTACTGAGATTGCATTAAGCAGTTCGGTAATATCGGAGAGCAGCACCAGTCTTTACACAATAGCCGTTCCTAGTGCATCAACAGCAGGTTACACCAAAGGACAATACACTTATCAAGAATATATAACCAACGATTCAAGTCAGAGATTAGTTTTAAACATAGGCTTAATGACGGTTAAAAGTAATTTAGACGCAGACACAGAAGATCCACGCTCAGACCCAAGAAAAGTATATGACGCTCTTGTGGCTACTATTGAGAACAGGGCATCAATAGACCAGATGTCTATGTCTATCGCAGGACGTTCTTTATCAAGAATGGCCCCTGAAGAGTTAGAGAATTGGAAGTCTCATTATAAAGCCTTAGTTAATAACGAAGAAAAAGTCTCTAGGCGCAACAGAAATGAAGCCACAGGGAATCAAGTAAAAATTAAATTTTAATTATGGCATGGTATAACAAAGTCTTCTCGCGCAAGAATAATAACAAAACGCACAAGAGACTATTCTCAGGAGCGCAAGGTGGCAGATTGTTTGCCGATTGGCAGACTTCCGGATCTAGCGCAGACCAAGAAATTGAAGGATCTTTGTCTATTCTAAGAAACAGAAGTCGAGCGTTAGCTAGAAACGACAGCTATGTATCACGTTACAGGCAGATGATGATAAGTAATGTCATAGGCCCTACCGGGATAAGAGTTGCTTCTAAAGCAAGAAACGATAATGGCGAGCTTGATCTACAAGGAAACAGAGAAGTAGAAAGCGCATTCGCTGAATGGTGTGAAATGGGAAGCTGCAGCGCGGATGGTAAACAGTCGTTTTTAGATATTCAAAAGATGTTCGTTGGGAGTTTGGCTATAGATGGAGAAGTTTTAATTAGGCATATACGCTCGAAAGACAATAGATTTGGTTATCAGTTACAGATGTTAGAGCCTGATCATTTAGACGAAACCTATAACTCACCGAATGAAACCACCGGGAACGCAATCATCATGGGAGTCGAGGTCAATGAGTTTGGCAAGCCCATCACTTATTACTTATTAAAGAATCACCCCGGAGGTACGGCCAGTGTTTATTATGGCCCCAACAATTATATACAAGTACCGGCATCAGAATTAATACATGCCTACATGCCTTCAAGAGCAGAACAAACAAGAGGCGTTCCATTTACAGCATCTATCTTAGCAAGGGCAAAGATGTTAGATGGTTTAGAGGAGTCGGCCGTAGTTAATGCAAGAGTAGGCGCAAGCAAGATGGGCTTCCTAGTTTCTCCTGATGGCGAGCAATATGTAGGAGAAGAAACAGAAGATACCTACACACAAATAATGGATGCCACTCCGGGTTCTATAGAACAACTCCCGGCAGGTACGGAGTTTAAAACGTGGACTCCTGATTATCCTAATACTACGTTTGACCCATTTCAAAAAGCCATCCTCAGAGGTATAGCTTCCGGGTTAAATGTTTCTTATGTTTCTTTGTCTAATAATCTTGAAGGTGTTAATTATTCAAGTATTAGACAAGGAGTCATGGAAGAGAGAGACGCTTATCGAATTGTTCAAAAATTCGTTATCGAACACATGGTAAAGCCGGTGTATAAGAAATGGCTCTCGTATGCAATGACAACAAGACAAGTCAGCATACCAATTACAAAATATGACAAGTTCGCAAACTCAGTTACGTTTATTCCGCGCAGTTGGTCTTGGATTGATCCTTTGAAGGAGATACAAGCCAACGTGGTGGGGTTACAAAACGGACAAGTCACAATGTCAGATGTGCAATCCAGTATGGGTCGTGATCCCGAAGAACTCTTCGAGGAGTTATCGAGAGAAAAAGCCCTTGCTGAACAGTACAACATTGAGACTGCATTTTCACCTTATGGAGCAACGAAGAACGCAGTTGATCCAGATTTAACAGGGGACGATGAATAAGAACTGGCGATGGGTGGGAGCAATGCCTAACGGTGTTGTGGTCACAGAGAAAGTAGTAAAAGCACTCCTTACTACTTTGAGGCGTTTGGGTGTGGGTGTGGCATTTTGCCAGTAATAAATAAAAGGAAAAACAATGGAAATAAAAATTGAAGAACCTACAGAAGAGGTGACTGAGGAAGTTGAAACTCCGGTTGAAGAAATCGAAGTTGAAGCTGAATTAGAAACGGAAGCTGTAGAAGAAACAAAAGCGGAGGAAGATTCAAGAAACTTCGCTAATGCTAAACAATTTAGAAATGCGTCTATTCGTGATGAATTCATCAACGAAGAATCACGCAGAGTACGAATTGCCTTAACTAGCGAAGCTCCAGTGAGTCGTTCCTTTGGTTTAGAAATATTAGATCACTCAACTGATTCTATTGACATGTCTTTCATGGGTAGCCAACGCGCACCCTTGTTGTTAGACCATGACATGACGAAACAGATCGGAGTGGTTGAGAACTATTACATTGATGAATCTGCTAAAAGAACAATAGCAGAGGTTCGTTTTGGAAAAAGCGAACTCGCCAATGAAATTTTTAATGATGTTAAAGATGGAATCCGAAGCAACGTAAGCGTTGGATATAACATTACTAACATGGAAAGAGACTCATCTTACGATGAGCCGGCTTACCGGGTTGGATTTCAACCCTTAGAAGCAAGTATCGTTTCAATCCCGGCTGACCAAAGTCAAAGCGTTGGTATAGGAAGAAGTGATGATGCTGCAAAACAATTGCCTGATTTCATAAAAGAATCGGGTGTAAACATAACTGACATTAAATCAATACAGGTAAAAACAATGACAGAAAAAAATGAAACAAATGTAGACGACATTCGCAGCGAAGCTGTTAATGAAACTAGAAAATCTATCGCTAAACAAAACGATGAGATTTTAGAACTAGGTTCAAGACACTTTCAAAGTGATTTAGCTCGTCAAGCAATAAAAGAAGGAACTGACTTAGAAACTTTCAGAGGTCAACTTCTTAACGCTATACCATCTAGTAAATCTTTAGAAACTCCGGATATCGGATTATCTCAAAAAGAAACTAGAGACTTTAGTATTTTAAAAGCGGTTTACGCTATGTCCAACCCCACTAACAGAAAGGCTCAAGAAGAAGCTAAGTTTGAATTTGAAGCCTCACAAGCTGCAAAAGACGCTTACGGTAGAAATTCTGAAGGTCTTACGCTTCCAAGCGAGATAATGGGTTCATGGACTAGAGACGTGAACACAAGTGACGATGCAGGTGGCATTGGGGAAGAATTCCGAAGAGGAGACTTCATCCAAGCCCTTAGAAATGCGTCTGGTGTTATTAGAGCAGGGGCAACTATATTCCCTGATCTAGTAGATAACGTGAAGATTCCCAAACAGACTGGCGTTTCAACTGCTGCATGGATAGCAACTGAAGGCGGTTCTGTGGGTGAATCAGAATTATCACTTGGCTCAGTAACCATGTCTCCTAATACAATCAGTGCATACACTGATATCACAAACAAGATGCTTGCTAACTCTTCTCTTTCAATAGAGAGCTTAGTAAGAAATGATCTTGCAGCAGGTATCGGCAATGTAGTAGACACAGGAGCCATGACTGGTTCTGGAAGTTCTGGTCAACCGACTGGAATCAACAGTGCAACAGGTGTTAACAGCATAACGTTAGCAACAGCAGCAACCCCAACGTGGGCTGAAACTGTAAATGCTGAATCGTTAGTTCTAGCTGACAACGTGCCTTTCAACAGCCCCGGTTACTTAACCAACAGTACAGTAACAGGCAACTTGAAAACTACGGCCAAAGCCACTAACCAAGCTATCTTCATCATGGATGCAGACGGCAGAGTTAATGGACATCCGGTAACTATTTCCAATGCAGTAGCAGCAGGATATATTTACTTCGGAATGTGGTCTGATTTATTGATTGGCTTTTTTGGCTCAATCGATATTTTGGTTGACCCATATACATCAGCTTCATCAAACCTCACAAGAATTAGGGCAACCCAATTCTGTGACATAGCTGTTAGACATGGACAATCTTTCACAAAGGCTACGGCTTAATTAGCTAAATAGTTGGAGGGGGTCAATAACCCCTTCCACTTTTTTAATATGACAAAATATGAAGTTTTAAAAAATTGTGTTATCGAAGGAAAAGATTATTCGATTGGCGATGATGTTGAATTGGAACGACCTGTTGCAGTAGGTTTATTAGCAGCGTATCAAATAGCTGCTCATACAGGTTCCAAAACAGTTGATCGTTCCGTTGGATTAGATTCTTCTGACAGTAAATCAATTAAAAAAAGAAGTAAGAAGAAATAATTATGGCCCTTGAATCAGCAGCAGACCTAGCCGGGTTTTTTGACCCAACGGCTCATGGTGTATCAGCTTCAATAACTATTAATGGATCAAGTTCTACTATCAATATAATTTTTAATAAAGATTATTATGCTATAGATCCTGGTACTGGAATAGATATTGAATCAAGTCAACCTGTAGTCACAGGTGCGACTTCTGATATGACTGGTGTTGATAACGGAGACACAATTCTTATTGAATCAGTAACGTATAACATCGTTAGCGTTGAACCAGACTCTCAAGGGGTAACGCAATTAGTATTGGAAAAACAATAAATGAGTCACGTCAGACAGCAAATTAGAGAACGCGTAGGAACTACACTAGGCTCGTTAACCACGACATCAAGTCGTGTTTATCAGTCGCGTGTTTATCCCCTAGCGTCTAATAATTTGCCGGGTTTATTGATTTACACCAAGAGCGAAGAATCCGAACCTGCAACAATGGGATCAGTTCAGTTGTTAATGAGAAATTTAACTTTAATTATCGAAGGATATGTTAAAGCGGTTTCAAACTTTGACGACACAGTGGACACCATAGCAAGTGAAGTGGAAGTCGCGATGGGTAACGATGAAACGATTAACGGATTGGCTAAAAACTCTTTCCTCGATTCAACTGATATTGAATACGATGGAAGTGGTGATCAACCAGTCGCAGTTGTGACGTTGAGTTATACGGTTGAATACGAAACTTTAAAAAACGCTCCTGATAGCAGCGTGTAATTAAGAGGATAGAAATATGCGAATAATTTTACATTCTCCAAGCGGTGAAGGAACGATTGAAGTTTCTGAAGACCGCGTGGAATATATGAAATCAAAAGGGTGGACTGAAAGCCAAAGCTCTAAGTCTGTAACAAAAAAACAAAAAAATAAAAACGAGGAAAAATAAATGGCAACTCACACAGGAAAAGATGGAGTCATTAAAAGTGGTTCCGATGTACTTGGAGAATTGCGCTCTTTTACTTTAGATATACAAAGCGACACGATAGAAGATAGTTCTATGGGTGATACAGCGAGAACGTATTTAGCAGGGTTAACGTCTGCTTCTATGTCCGCTGAAGTGTTTTGGGATGAGGCAGATACATCTCAAACTTCTTTTGATCCCGGAACAAGTGTTACCGTATCGGTTTATCCGGAAGGGATAGTAAGTGGCGATACATATATGAGCTTCTCAGCTATAGTAACAAGTAAGAGCATTAACTCTAGTTTTGACGGCATGGTGGAAGCATCAATAGGCGTTCAAGCTAGTGGCGCGATTACCACAACAACCGTCTAAGATGAAAGCAATAGATAGAGCGGTCAATCATTTTGATTCTATCGAGATTAGAAAACTCGTAGTTGAAGAATGGTCTGATGGAGAAAGCCCTTTCGAGATCTATGCGAAACCTTTGACGCTTAAAGAGAGCCAGTCGTTATATCGTTTATCGAAGAATGACGACTTGGCCCTTCTTGCTCATGCGATTATAAGTAAGAGTTTGGATGAAGACGGCAACAAACATTTCACGTTAGAAGACAAAGTGAGACTAATGAATAATGTTGATGTAGGAATATTAACAAAGATCGGTACTTGGATAATGGGTACAGACGATCTGGAGGAAGCAGAAAAAAAATAAGAGCCGATGCGGATTTATTTACGCAATACGCATTGGCAGACCGATTACACAAGACGTTAGACGAATTGCGTCTAATGACAGTTGATGAATATGTGGGATGGGTAGCATATGTAAAAGTATCGGCAGAGATGAATAAAAATGGCACAAACTAAATATAAACTGGTCATAACGGCTTTAAATAAAACGCAATCAGCGTTTAATGCTGTCAAGAAAGGCGTTGGCGGTATAGCGAAAGCAGCCAAAAGTGTAGGCAAAGTATTAGGCGGTGTCTTGTTAGGTGTTGGCGCAGTAGCAGCAGCGTTTGTGGCAATGGGGAAAAAAGCCTTTGATGCCCTTGATGAGATAGGAAAAACAGCAGATCGTACTGGAATAGCAACCGACAAGCTCCAAGCACTAAGACTTGGAGCAGTAGAGAGTGGAGCATCGGTTGAAGACCTTAACAAGTCGATGGAGAAGTTTGCCAAGAATATTGGTGATGTATTGGTAAAAGGTACAGGTGAAGCCACTTATGCCCTCGATAAGATGGGTATTAAACTTCGAGACAATGGTGGTCGTTTAAAAACTACCGATACATTACTTACCGAAGTAGTAGCAGGTATCGGAAAAATGGGTTCAGAATCTGAAAGAGCCTCAACCCTTATGGCTTTGTTTGGCAAGCCCGGTCTAAAACTCAACTGGGTCTTAGGCAAAGGCGTAGAGGCCATGGAAGCATGGACTACAAAAGCAAAAGAAATGGGTATCATTGTTGATGCCAAAGCCATAAAAGCGGTTGAAGGATTTAATGATCGGATGACAGAGCTTAAATTCCTTAGTGATGCTTTTATTTCACAAACTTTCGCAGCCCTCGCTCCGGGGCTAGAAAAAATGATTACCCACTTTACAAATTGGAGAGTTGAAACAAATACACTCAACGGCGGCTTAGAAACATTAGGCACAACTATAGCGGAAGACCTAGTTGAAGGATTGGCTACAGCGATAGAAGGATTCGGCACAGCCGTTGTATTTTTACAAGAGACGCATCTTTGGTTAAAAAGAGTGAGTGATAGATTAGAGGCTGCTAGTGGATGGAATCCTTGGCCCAAAGAAGAATTTGCAAGAATTGAAGCGCAATACCAAGCGAATTTAAAGTCACTAGATCTCTTTTCTGAAAAGACGCAAACAGCAGCAGACAAATTAAGAGGATTTTTTAAGAATTCAGAAGAAGTTAAAGATGGGTTAGTAGACCTAAACAAAGATGGGGCTAAACCTTTTATAGACAATATAAACGTAGCAAGAGTAGCATTAGAGCGTTTTGGAATAGGTTTCACGGTAGTTACAACAGCAGGTAAACAGCAATTTAATCAAATAGAGAAGCTAGGAACAAAAGTAGGCAAGACATTAGAAGATGGATTGACCAACGCCTTTATGAATATCGGTAAAGGTGCTGATAGTTTAAGGGACTTAATGGACAATATACTTAAACAAATAATAGCCCAATTAATCAGAGTCTTCATTGTTCAAAAGGCTGTTGGTGCGTTTGGCACTTGGTCTGGTCTTACACCTAAAGCAATGGGTGGCCCTGTGGCATCAGGTCAATCTTACATAGTAGGAGAGAAAGGGCCAGAGATATTTACACCGGGACAAAGTGGAAACATAACACCCAACAATCAGATCGGTGGTGGTGGTGCAAACGTCAACGTAAGTTTTAACATCACAGCCTTTGATGCTCAATCAGCCACCTCAGCAATAGCAGCACAAGCCCCTACTATTGTAGGAATCGTAGAACAATCATTTAGAAAGCGTGGGCGTCTTGGCCCATTAGGAGGATAGAATGTCAGGTACTTTTCCTTCATCCCCTCCCCCTTCATCAATTAGCGTTGACTCCATTGAACCATCTTTGGTTTCAGTAACCGGTAATTTAACCCGACAAGTAAGATCAAGAGGAGGCCAGAGATGGGGGTTCTCGGTTTCGTTCCCGGTAATGGAGCGTTCTAACTTTGATCCTATCTTTGCTTTTTCAGTAAAGCAACGAGGTCAATACGAGACGTTTACTTTTGTCCCCAAGACCATCGGAACAACCAGAGGCGTGACAACTGAGAATCCTGTTGTGGACGGAGCGAAAGCTGTAGGTGTTACATCCTGCGCGGTTGATGGTTTAACAGCTTCAACATCAAACATAATCAGATCGGGTGATTTCTTTAAATTCTCTGGACACAATAAAGTCTATATGTGTACGGATGACATGGATTCTGATGGATCAGGGGACGCCACGTTAAGTTTTGCTCCTAAATTAAGCAAAGCCGTAGCAGATGATGAAACCATAACCATAAATAATGTTCCTTTCAATGTAGCTTTCTCCGGGGATGTTGCTTCTTATGCAACTAACGTAACAGGATATTATTCTTTTGATGTAGAACTTATAGAGGTTCCGTAATGACTAACCGTAGCAGTACGGCTGCTTTCCAAGCTGAAATAGTCAAAGAACAAAATCAACCGATTCATTTAGTCGAGATTCATTTCGATTCCCCAACCGGGGTTCAGTATTTGACCGATGCCTTTATCCCGGTTGTTTACAACTCTAATACTTATCAGCCATTGGGTTATTTTTTGGGTTTTAGCAACATAGAAGAAACAACCGATGTTCAGGTTAGTAGCTTGACTTTAACTCTAACAGGCATAGATCAGGTTTATATAAAACACGTTTTAGAGGAAACTTTTGTGGATCGCAAAGTCATAATCAGAAAGGGTTTTTTGAGTTCAACAGATGATTCATTAATTGCTAATCCGATCATAATATATCAGGGCAACATGAACACACCTTCCATTACTGAAAGTGGTGACATGAGTACCGTATCTATCGAAGTGGCAAACCAATTTATAGATTTCTCAAAAACACCCGGAAGATTTACAAACTCTGAATCTCAGCATCTATTTTATCCAGATGACAAAGGCTATCAATACGCCCCTGAAATTATAAAAGACATAGTGTGGGGTAGAGAATTTGATGCAGGTGTGAGAAATGGAGGTGGAGGCACCGGAGGAGGAACGGTTATCCCGGACATAGACATAGGGTTGGGAACTGAAATAGATATCCTCATTATCGGTATGAAT